CCGAAGTTTACACCGAAAGTACGAGCATAAGTTTCTGGGTTAAGTGGGTTATTTACCACAGCATAACGTGAACTTAAGATCAAGTTTGGGTTACCAGTTTCTGGGTCCATTGTTTTAACGAAACTCGCACCAACATACGGAGCGAAAAACACACCAGCATCACGGTTACCAGCACCTTTGTACAATACAGTTGCGTAATCGCTATCTGCAAAGTTATCAGTTACAACAGTATATTTGTTATCAAATGTACCAATGTTACTTGGATTGAATCCTGAGATTTGTGGGTTAACTGTAGAAGCAGTTTCAGCCAATTTGAATGAACCAATTTGCTCAAGAGCAACAGCTACTTTTGGAGATACTACAAGAGTATTACCAGCACCACGACGAGTCAATTGACCAATTGCACGAGATTCGTTACTGATTTTGATACCAAGTGAACGATATTTTTCAATTTCCCAACGACCTTGGTAAGAATTGATAATTGCATCACCAGTTACAGTTGCAATTCCATTAACAGCAGCAACGATTTCACGGTCGATTTCAAGTTGAAGTTCCATAGCCATCAAGTCCATAAGTTCTTGTTCAGCATCCATACCATGCATGTTTTTCAAGTCAGTGAACATTTCAGGTGTATAACGACCTTTCAATTTACGTGATTGAGCTTCAGCAAGTACACGAGTAATATCGAAACCGATTTCTTTCATAGATGAACCAAGAGTTTCTGCAGTAGCAGTAGCCATAGGACCAGTGTAACCTTTAAGAACTTTCTTAAATCCGTTTTCGTTAGAATAAGTTTCAGCAACATCAGTAGCTTTTGCAACAAATGGAGCAGCATTATCAACATCATCACCAGCAGCGAAAGTTCCACTTACAAGTGTAACAAGAATGTTATTACCTTCAACATAAACGATAGTACCAGTTGCACCAGCAGCTGTAGAAACAGAACCACCAACAACGAATCCAGTAGCATCAACAAGAGTCAAGATTTGACCATTTTTAGTAGGAGTAATTCCATTAACACCAGTACCAGTATAACGACTAGTCATTGCATACAAATAACCACTGTTCATAGACATTGGTTGAATACCTGCTAATTGGTGAGCAACAAGTTGTGGATATACACGGCGAACCATAGGAACCAAAATAGGAGTAAATGTTGCAATATCACCAGTAAGTGTACCTTCTGAGATAAGTTTTTCTACTTCTAGAGTTTGGTTCTCAAGCAATTGAGCCATAATCCCACGATCAGAACCCGCTAATGGAGCGTATTTTTTGCTATCCAATTCTTCTTTAAATTTTTCTGTAAGTAATACTGACATTGGTATATATTCCCCTTATAGTTGTATATATTATTTATAAATTAGAAAAAACGCTTATGATCAGCTGAAGGTTTTGCAACCACAGTTTCAGTAACGGATTCTTTAATCAATGTAGGTTTTTCTACACTTGGAGCTGCTGTAACAGTCTCAACAATAGTTTGCAATTTTGCTGTATACTCGTCCATAGAACCAGTGTATATAGCCATTTCAGCTAGTTTCAAGAATCTATCTTTTTGTACTAGTGACATATCAACACTCAAAGATTCAACAACAGCTTGTTTAGTTTTTTCTGCAATTTCAGATTTCAAAGAAGCATTTTCTTTAATCAATTTATTAACAGTAGATTTCAAAGATTCAATTTCAGCAACTGGTGTTGATTCGTCTTTAGCTTCTACAATTTGTGATAAAGAAACTCCTGTTGTTACCAATAGAGAGTCAAAACCTTCTAAGATTGCTTTTACTTTAGCTGACTGAACGGATTCGTCAATAGCAATTTTATTTTCTTCAACAAATTCTTCAACTACAACATTCATATAAGCATCAAGATCATTAGTCAATGATTCTTTTACATATTCTGTATATTCAGCAACTTTTGTTTCATAACTTTCTTTTACATACTCAGCATATTCAGTAGCTTTTGTTTCGTAAGTTTCTTTTACCATTTCAGCATATTCAGTAGCTTTTTCTTCTACTTCTTGAATACGTGATTCTGCTAAAGCTTCAACTTCTTGTAATTTAGCGTCATGATCATTTGCAATAGCTGTGATTTTAGACTCGTATAGTTCCTGAATCTTACTAGTAAGTTCTGGAGTGAATACAGATTCATCTAAAGTTTTTAACAACTCATCCATTTATGTACCTCCGTTTTTATCATTGTATTTATATTTTAATATACAGGTATATACCCCATGTTTTAGGGGCATACCTTTATTTTTCTTCTGGGTTTTTAGGTTTAATCAAACGCTCATTATGTATTTTCTTCATAAGAGCAAAAGTAATCTTTTCAGAAATATCATCTTGCCCACGTAATACATTAAGTAAATCATACGCTTTTAAATTCTTATCAGTACCAATCATTCTACCCAAAATACTAATAAGGTGCTCAAGTCTAAGATTACGAATTTCAATAGGTAATTGTGATTCGTCTTCGTTGACAATACCAAACAATGCTTCAAATTTTTCTATAATTGCTTTTTCAACATCTTTAGATTCTTTAAGAATACATTTTTCTTTGCCACAGATTTTAATAATTTGAC